CTTGAGGTACAGTTGCCGAGTTCGCTTGGATATAAACTTTCGAAAGACCCATTTGGCCTCACAGTACACCCTAAACTCGTCTGAATAGGATCCAACCGCTCTGCCATTCGGCAGATGAACCAGCCTGGATGTTGGGTGAACCTTACGACAAGCGAAACAGATGGGTCGTAATACATTTATTTGCTCTCCCTCTCTGTCTTCCTTCGGTAACAATCCTTGCACATCCACCGCCTGACTCTTCCCTTTGCGCTTACTTTCCAATTGCCACCTTCTATATGTACGCTGTATTGACAATTACTGCACCAGCGCTTGCCAGTAATACTGGACTCAGCCTGTACAGCCTTTGTGTATACGTCTTTATCGTGTGTACCCATTACTTCCCCATTGGTCTGCCATAGCATCAGCTATGCCTTGAAAAGTAACGCTACGAGCCTTTGCTCTGATACCGCCCTTGATTGGTAGTTTTGATGTCTCGTAATACCACCTCGACATTCTGTTGCCACTTTTTGATACAACCACTTCGCCCTTGCTAACAATGTTCGTGGGCCTTAGTGGTGGCAAACCTTTTAACCACAAGCAAGTGGCTTTGGTTGTCTCGTGTCCATAGTGCCAAGGTTGAATAATCTGCTCAGGTTTTCTCCATTTACTGCTCATAATTCCAATTGGATTTTCAATGGCTATCTTTGGTATTGGAGCGTTAGCCAAGGCCATAAAAAACTCTATGGCATCTTCCCTGTCTTTCTGTCTAGTTGGAAACCTCTCAGCAAACTCAGGCTTGAACCACTTGTTTCCGGTAAGAGTTAAATATGTGCAAGGAGGATGTGCAATCATTAAATCCCAGCCATCATTAAGGATATCCATAACACTACCTTGATAATGCGGTCCAGGAGTTTCATTGGGTAATAAATCACAACTCATGGCCTCATGCCCCCCCCCGATGAATGCATCTCTTACAGCTCCGCTAAATTCACAAGCAACTAATACTTTCATTTAATCTCTTCAATCATTACTTTGATAGAGCCACCCGGCACAATCTGTGAGCCACGATAGATCGACAGCTCATCGATCTGTGAGTCATCATCAAATAGGCCAGCATCTTGCAAGCTGTCCAATACACTCTTGATGCGGTTATCGATATCGAATACTCGCTTATCTCTTGGCCACACCACCATACTCACAGAGAGTCTCTTCGTACCCATTTTGGGAAAGTCACCACCAGAAATGTACTCGGCCACAGCTTGCTTGTACTCTCGCCCAGCCTTACTCATGTAGGTGGCATGAGCGCCCCTACGATAGTAAGTATTGACCGATGGTGGGAACGGCAGCTCTAGGACAATCACGCAAGCATCTTGTTTAGACGTTGCGATAGATCCCCTTGCTTGCTTAAAGCAGAGCGCAGCTCATCATTAATGATGACGGCTATAGGCTTATTGCGTTGCTGGGCAGTCTGTTCTAACAAGGTTCTAACGTCTGGGCGCAGTCGCACCAGAAATGGCTTTAATTCGGTCATTGTTTGCCTTATTTAGTTGAGATATCTGATTGTAGACTAAATATAGCGTAATAAGATTAGGGTAAACACCTACCAATTTAGTTAAAAAAAACTACATTTAGTTCTTGACCTGTGTTTTGGGTGTGGTAAATTAATGACTAAGCGATATCGCTTATTTACTAACCACCCAGATAGAGGAGTTACAAATGAAATACACAGTACATCAAATCAACTTATCCGATGACCAATTCAACGCTCATCGTGACGCATATTTAGATACAACATTTCGCCCAACAGTTGAGTCCATTATTGCTGCTCGTGGTTTATATGCACCAGTAGCAGAAATTACAGCTGACTCACTATCGCAAGTTTTTGATATTGGCAATATTGGCCCAGAGTCCAGTATTACTCGCCTGGCCCCAATGCACAGCATCTCTGTTGGAGATGTAATTGTTGATGAAAATGGTCATGCAGTTTTTGTTGCTCCTGTTGGCTTTGTGCGTGTTGATGTTATTGCCCAACATTTTGCAACTAGTGTAATAACAGTTAACGCAGCCTAATTAATCGCCCCCGCAAGGGGGCAGCCAACTACCAATAAAGGAAAACAAAATGGACTTAATCACAGCAAACAAACAGTTAGCAGCAATTATCGAAATGTTAAATAACGGAGATAAAAATGACTTTGTTATGTACGACAATTTTTATAAAAGCATTCATAACAAAGCAGCTGAAATCGTCAACATTATTAACAAAGAAGTTAAGTAATTAACCGCCCCTCCGGGGGCAATTAACCACCCAGATAGAGGAGTTAACTATGTTTGTAACCTACTACAGAGTATCAACACAGCGCCAGGGCCAATCAGGTCTTGGCTTAGAGGCACAGCGTTCTGCCGTACAGGCTTATCTTGCTGGCAAAGAAATCATTGCAGAGTTTACTGAGGTTGAGTCTGGCCGTAAGACAGACCGCCCACAGCTCGCAGCAGCTCTGGCATTGGCTAAGAAACAGAAAGCCACACTCGTTATCGCCAAGTTGGATCGTCTTGCTCGTAACGTGCATTTCATCTCTGGCTTGCTTGAGTCTAACGTGCAGTTCGTAGCAGCTGATATGCCAGAGGCAGACCGCACATTCCTACAGATGGCTGCTGTGTTTGCTGAGTGGGAGGCAAAGAAGATATCTGAGCGCACCAAATCAGCTCTAGCAGCTGCCAAGGCTCGTGGAACTGTATTGGGTTCACCAACTCCACAGATCGGCTCACAGGCTGGTTTAAAGGCTATCAGCGACAGATGCGATGCATATGTCAAGAAAGTCTCGCCCACTCTGCAAGACATCGTTAGCCGGGTAGGCACTAATTTGCGTACAGTTGCAGCCGAGTTGCAACTGCGTGGTATCAAGACCGCTAAAGGTTTAGATGTATGGCATCCCGCCCAAGTAGGAAAACTTTTGAGAAAGGTTCAATATGCTTGATTTAATCACCACCATTCTGGCCTTGGTTTATATCGTAGGCAGTCTGCTTGTAATCACTATGCTTGTACTGGGTGCATACATAGTAGTACAGAACACCCAGTTTTATACCCGGTGGCAACGTAAGCGCAGAGAGCGCCTCGCTGAAAAATTTATGGAGAGTCTAAAAAAATGAAAGCATGGAACCAACACAACCAATCTTCCAAAGACTTGTACAAGTACAAGCCAGAGGACAGCATCATTGACCGAGTTATCGCCACGCTCTCGGTCATTGCATTTATCTTAATCGTGGCACTTTCATAAGGAGAACTATGTCAACCATATACGACATCAATAAGCATTATGTGCCATCGCAAAAGACAGATGTGATGGCCACATTTATCAAGCATGGATTCCAGCCCCCATCCGAGTGCAGCAAGACTCAAAAGAAATGGGAAATCTACCGCAACCTTTTATCAAGGAATGAAAAACGTGAGCAAAAATGATACGCAACTTCAAACAATACTGGCCCATCTCAAGCAAAAGAAAGCTCGTGGTATTACTTCTTGGGATGCTATTAGCACCTATGGTATTACTCGCCTGGCACACTACATACACCTACTTAGAGCAAGCGGTTATCGAATTGCTGACCAGTACGAGCATGAGCCAGACAACCGAACCCACAAGTGGAAACGCTACTGGCTTACAAGTTCACCAAAAGCTGTAGCAAAAAAATAAGGAGAAATAATAATGGTAGGTAAGGTCACTCCCAACGATATGCTCTCTGCAAGCCGCCTCCCAGCGGTTTGTGGGATGAGCCAGTATCGCTCGCCAAACGATGAGTTGCTTTCAAGTATTGCAGCCATCGATGGTAAGGAATTAGAAAACATTAGTAACGAGTCAATGGATTGGGGCAACAAGCTAGAGCCAACCATACTGACCGAGGCAGCTCACAGGCTTGGTTGCCACCAGCTAGACATCAACCACGAGAAACCATACTTTCACGATAAGTGGCCAATCTCATGCAGTCTTGATGGCACAGCCACAGGATCCATGGAGGAGGTCTTCACCGATCCAGAGCGTGGCATCTATGTGGTGGGTCAGTCTTCTATAAGACTTGAGGGTACAGGAGTCTTGGAGGCCAAGCTAACTGCTATGGATGCCGAGGATGTCTTGCCCTTGTATCGGGGGCCAATCCAACTGCAAGCGCAGATGGCTATCACCAAGGCATCATGGGGCGCTATCGCTGTGCTGTATCGTGGCACAGAGTTGCGGATCTTTTTGTTTGGACCACACGCAGAGACCTTAGAACTCATTGAGAGAACGTGCAAAGAGTTCCAAGATAAACTGGATCGCTATAAGAACACCGGCTACATTGACCACTATCCACCCATCAGCCCAAAGGATGCAGCCAGAACTTGGTCTACTGGCTCGGATAGTGAGCTAGTAAAGCTGGATGATTATGGTGTGGAGCTGACCAAATTAATCTTAGAAAACAAGCAAAAAATATCTAGGCTTGAAGAGGAAACCGCTAAGGCACAGACTGAGATTATGGGAATGATGAGAGACCACAGCCATGCATTGGCTGGTGACTTTCAGATAACGTGGCCTCAGCGTAGCTACAAAGCAGCTCCAGCCAAGATTGTGCCAGCCAAAGAGGCTTACACAATTCGTCAATCAACATTAAATATTAAGGCACTCAAATGAAAGCAATATCAACCGCATTAGTACAGGCTCAAAAGGAGTTTGGGCCAGCACTCAAGACATCCACCAACCCACACTTTCGCAGTCGCTATGCTGACCTCTCCGCTTGCGTGGAGGCAGTCATCGATGCGCTAAACAATAACGGCATCGCTCTGATACAAAAGTGCCACGAGTCTGATACAGGAGTCAATGTAGAAACATTGCTACTGCATGAGTCTGGTGAGTCTCTGTCCTGTGGAGTTCTGCACGTTCCAGCCAGCAAGCAAGACCCACAAGGGTACGGCTCAGCCCTAACCTATGCTCGCAGATACAGCCTTATGGCTGCCTGTGGGATAGCACCAGAGGATGACGATGGCAACGCTGCCTCTAGAACCGCTAGAAACCCCCTAGATTCGATTCCTAAAGTACCGCCAGTACCAACAGCTATGCCAGCAAAGAAAGTTGATCTGAACTCGATTAAAGAGGACATACCTGATAGTGGTAAAAATACAACACTTCCGACTCCGGGGTCAGTTAGGCTACAGATCCCAGGCAAGGATGCCGTCAACTGTAAAAACATTGAAGAGTTTATTAGCCAATACAACACAGTTGCAGACAAGGTAGCCAACTCCAAGCTGGCTTTAGCTGATAAACAAAAGAAACTGCTTGAGTTCAACACGCTGAATAAGGACACCATCGAGATGCTCTCGCCCATCCAGATGGTCATAATGACTAGCGCAAAGCAGAATCGTAAGAAAGTATTAGATGGTGTTGCTTAGGTAGAGCGCTCGCTCATCATTGCGCCTTGACACCAAACCTTTGAGAACCTTGCCGCCAGCCTTTGTCCAATCGAGAAAGGCTTCAGCGGCTCCCTCAAAGTCTCCACGATTGTGTTTCATTCTGAGGCTAGAGCGTTGGAGATTGCCTAGCCCAACATTAAACGCAAAGCTGACGAGTGCGCCAAACCTCCCAGGAGCAAGGCCATCAGGACATAGTCTGCGTACCCCGCTTTCAAATCTCTGTAAATCTTGAGCAAGAATTTCATCTACCTCTCCCATTGATAGAGTGCGGTTCCAGCCATCAGGAATAGGCAAAGCCTTGCGCTCGGCTATTGGAACCTTGATATGGTTTGGATCAATTACATGGCCAACTCCAACTGTCCACAGTAATGCTGGGCATTGGTATGGCTTTTGTTTCACACCTTCGTGGTGCTTAATCATCTCAATGACTTTGTGGTCAATCATTTTTTAAATGCTTGTGTACCGAACCAGAAAGCGACTACAGAACTCCAGATGATTTGTGTCTCGTTATCCCATAGGACATCAAGAGCAATGCTGAAATCAACTCCTGTCTTCCATGCATAAACGAAACCAAAGATTTCTACGAAAGCAAAGAGGACAAACATTCCATAGGTAATTGCTGGGCGCACCATTGCACGAGCATTGATAACCCATGTAGATGCGCCTTGGCCAATGGCTATGTCATGGGCATAGAGCGACTCACGCTCTTGTACTGCTGTGGTCATAGCTATCTGGTCTGTGCGGATCTCTTCAATGCGCTCTTGGGATGCGAGGCCAGCCTTACGCATCTCCAGCTCACGCTCGATCTGGAGTCTAGCGAGATCCATCTCATGCGCTTTGTCTGATTTATCTTGGAAAAAATCTAGGAGCTTTGGTAAGCCACCGGCTAAGAATGAAACGAGAGTTGTTAACAAAGTAAACATTATTTATTTCCCCATACTAAAAAATAAGCTATCCATGCAGCGACTGCGAAACACCAGAACTGCGCCCACTTGGCTTTGGCTAGATCAGAATCAAAGGCTTTCTGCAACTCCCTCTCTTGTTTCTCTAGCTTTGCTTTCAGAGCCTCAACCTCTGCCCACCGCTTGCCATACTTCTTTAAGAACTCTGCTCGCAGTCTTGCCTCTTCTCTGCGTACTTGCTCTTCATGTTCCCATTGCATCAACACACGCTTGAGAAACAATTCTTTTCGTACCTCGTTCTCACGCAACTCTCTGCGCCTGTCAAGGTTGCGTTGCTGGGCTACATCGGATGCTTCTTTCTGCGTATCTGCAATGCTTTTGGACAGCTCTTTGCTGACTTCACGACTAGCGTTTAGAGAACTGCTGATGCCCTTTGCGCCATCAAGAAACCCGAACTGATCTGCCACATTAGTTGCCGATCTTGATATGGCCCATCCCAGCTAGGAATGTAACTAAACCTAC